TCCGGCCGCTGCGTGACCGCGGCGTGCTGGTCGTTGAGGCGAAGACGCCGGAGGTGCTGGACAACTCCTCGACGGTCTTCGACTGGGTAAGGAACGGCCAGATCGTCCACCCCGACCACCCGGAACTGAACGACGCGGTGAAGGTCGCCGTGCAGCGTGACGTGGGTGACCGGTGGGCGTGGGGTCGCCGCAAGTCGACGGGCGATATTTCGATGCTGGAGGCGGCAACGCTCGCGTTCGGTGAGGTCTGGCGGCGCGGCAACTACGACGTGCGTGATTCGATCCTTTGAGGAGGGTCCGGTGCTGACGACCCTTCTTGAACTGTTCGGGATCTGCGCGCTGGCCGCGTTCGGTTGGTTCGTGTGGCCGCCCGCGTGCCTGCTGGTCCTTGGGGTCGCCGCGATCGCGTTGGCGTGGAGGCTGGCGTGAGCCTGTTCTTCAAGCGCGGTGAGCAGCGCGCGATGACGAGTTGGTTCAGCACCGCGGCCGACGGTCCCCGTAACGTCACACCTGAGACGGCTGTGACCCTGCCGAGCGTCTATGCGGCGCTGCGGCACATCATCGACTTCGGCTCGACGCTCCCGATCGACACGTACCGCCGTGACGGCGACGTGCGGCGCAAGATCAGTCCGCCGCAGCTCATCTCCGGTCTGGACGCCGAGGGTCGCCCCGGTTCGGTGACGTGGGTCGGGCAGGCGTTGTACGGCATGGCGAGCATCGGCAACGCTGTCGGTTGGATCTCTGAGATTGACGGGTTTGGTTTCCCGACGTCGGTGAACTGGCTGCGACGTGACCATTGGTCGTTCGATGAGCAGAGCCGGCAGTGGTACGCCTACGGGCAAAAGGTGCCCGCGTCGCAACTGCTCCACATCCCGTGGATTGTGCCGCCTGGCTACGTCCTCGGGATGTCGCCGCTGCAGATCTTCATCGCGACCGTCAAGGCGGGCCTGTCGGCGCAGGAGTACTCGGACATCAAGCGCGGCGGCGGTGTCCCGCCTGCTGTCCTGAAGAACGCGCAGCGGACCTTGACGCCGGAGGAGGCCGAGGTTGTCCGGGGTCGCGCGGTGACGTCGTTCCAGCGGGGGGAGCCGTTCGTCACCGGCAACGACTGGGACCTGTCGTTGCTGACGATCCCGCCGAACCAGGCCCAGTTCATCGAGACGCTGAAACTGACGTCGAGCCAGGTCGCCGCGATCTTCGGTGTTGACCCGGTGGAGGTCGGCGGCGAGGCCCCGAACTCGCTGACGTACGCCACTGAGGAGGCCCGGCAGATCAAGCGGGCCGCGAACGTCAGTCCGTACGTCGAGCGGATCGAGCGGGCTGTGAGCCGCGTTCTGCCTGAGAAGCAGTACATCAAGTTCAACACTGACGCAAAGATCCGTGCCGACGTATCGACCCGTACGGACATCGTTGGGGCGCAGGTCGCCGATGGTCGGCTGTCGGTGAACGAGGCACGAGCGCTCGAGGACAGGCCACCTGTTCCTGGTGGCGACGCTTACAACATCGGAGGCAGCGCACCGATGACACGACGCCCTGCCTCAGACACTCAACCACCAGTCCGGCAGAGAGAAGGAGAGACCCCATGACCGACGCAGAGCGGCGGTTCACGTCGGTTCGGGTGGAGCTCCGAGCATCCTCCGACGACAAGCAGACCATTGGCGGCTACGCGGCCAAGTTCAACCGGATGAGCCAGAATCTCGGCGGCTTCGTCGAGCGGATCGACCCTGGCTTCTTCAACAAGTCCCGCGGTGACGGGTGGCCCGGTGTCATCGCCCGCCACAACCACGACGACAACATGCTCCTCGGCACCACTGGCGCAGGCACGTTGCGGTTGAGCCTCGACAGCGTTGGTCTGATGTACGAGGTGGACACCCCTCACAGCCGCGCTGACGTCTACGAGTTGGTGCAGCGAGGCGATGTGCATCAGTCGTCGTTCGCGTTCAGGGCGTTCGAGGACGACTGGGCGACCACCGACCAGGGGTTCCCGTTGCGGACGCTGATCTCGGGGCAACTGTTCGACGTGGCCTCGGTGAACACCCCGGCGTACACCGACACGTCAGTCGGCCTCCGCTCACTGGCGCGCAAGTTCGACGCGACGCTCGAGGAGGTCCGCGCGTTGGCCGAGCAGGACGGCCTCGTGAAGTTCTTCAAGCGCACCGACGGCAAGGCTGCCCCGGTGAAGCGGTCGGCCGCTGACGCCTTGACACGCATCATGCGGCTGGACCCGAACCAGACCCTCTGACTTTCTGACCCGAGCAGGGCGACCCCACTCGGCAACCTCACAGCACCCAAACCACCGGCAGGGCGACACCCACCGGAAAACGACATCACAACTCGTTTCCCGGAAGGGGAAAACCATGCCCAGTATTGCTGACCAGTTGATGGAGCGGCGCAAGTCGCTCATCACTCAGGCTCAGGAGGTCGCCCAGCGCGGCGTCCTCGACGGCCGTGACCTCACTGTCGAGGAGCAGGGCTCCTTCGACAAGATGATTGCCGAGGCGGAAGCTCTTGGCACCCGCGCGCAGGCCGTCCATGATGGCGAGGAGCGCGCTCATGAACTGGAGAACTCGTTCACGAAGACCACAGGCAAGAAGCCCGGCGAGCAGCGCGGCGCTGACGAGGGCGGGTTCGGCAAGTGGGCGCGCGAGTCCCGAGCGGGCGACGTGTTCACGGTCGACCTGAAGTCGAGCGAGATGAGGTCCCAGCGGCCCGAGCAGCGCGACATGTCCGGCACGGGCGGTCTCGGCAAGGACGCTGTGGCGTCGACGCTGTGGGAGTACGCCATCCAGTCCTCGGAGATCCTGAAGTACGCCCGCCTGATGACCACATCGGACGGCAACACGATCCCGATGCCGAAGGCGACTGTCCACGCGGCACCGGACGCCACCGACCTGGCGCCCAACGACCCGATCGTCGAGTCCGACTCGACGCTGACCACGGTCGACCTGGCTGTCACGAAGCGCGGCTACATCACCTACGTGCCGAACGAACTCCTTCAGGACGCCACGTTTGACGTGGAGGGTTACATCGCGCGGAACGCCGGTAAGCAACTCGGGCTGAACGTGGCCGCTGCTGCTGTGACGGCTGCGATCGCTGGGTTCACCACGGTCGGTGTGACCACCGCGGCTGGTGTGTTGACAGGGCTCGGTACGCAGTCGACGGCCGGTCAGGGTTCTGACTACCTGATTGACCTCGTGCACTCCGTCATCGCGCCTTACCGTTCGTCTACGTCGGCCGCGTGGGGCATGAACGACCTGGCCGCTGCGGTTGTCCGCAAGCTGAAGACCAGCACTGGCGAGATGGTGTGGCAGCCTTCGCTCATCGTGGGCGACCCTGACCGTGTGCTCGGTTACCCGACGTTCATCGCGACCGGTTTCGACAACTTCGCGGCGTCCAAGAAGCCGATCTTCTTCGGTGACTGGGACGCGCTGGTTGTTCGTATCGCTGGCGGTCTCCGGTTCGAGCGTTCCGCTGAGGCTGGGTTCGGCAACGACCAGACGGCTTTCCGGTCGCTGGTTCGTCGTGGCGCGGTCGCGTTGGACCCGAACGCGGTCAAGTACCTCGCAACTCCGGCTAGCTGATTCTTGGGTGCGCCCGGTCACAATCCGGGCGCACCCAACAACCCCGATGGAGGTGTCCCCATGAAGTGCAAGATCCTTGTGCGCCCGTCCGGCTCATACAACGGCGAGGAGTGGCCGGAGGTCGGCGAGACCATCGACCTGCCTACCTCGGTCGCCGAGGGCATGGCGGTGACCGGCATTGTCGAGATCGTCAGTTCCGCGGCGCAGAAGGCGGCGGAGAAGAAGGCGGCCGACGCTGACCCCGACCATGCTCCCCCGGTCGACGCCCCGTTGCTGGACGAGCCCGAGAAGCGTCCGGCCAGCACTAAGGCAGTCGAGACTCGCCCCGGTGCGACGCACGCCAAGCCCACCGCGAAGACTGCGGCCAAGCCCGCCAAGGGCTGAGTTGTGACCGCCGGCGCCCTCGACATCGTGACCCTCGCCGAGGCGAAGGCATTCCTGAACATGGACGCGGGCACGACCGACGACGCGGAACTCCAGGTGTTCATCACTGGGATCACCGACGTCATTGAGGCCGAGGTTGGCCCGGTCGTCGCTCGCGCCGAGACGGCCGCGATTGACAGTGCTCGCGGGTTCTGTGAGATTGCTGCACCGAAGTGGCCGATCGTCTCGCTCACGTCGGGCGTGTATCTGTCTGACAT